ATCTCTTTTAAACTTGAACAAAGAAATGATGTGGTACGATGTCCTAAGTATGACGGATCAACAAAGAATATATATTACCTCGGCAAGAAGAAGAGGAGAGAGAATATTAACAAAGAAACCTAGAATTCGTTTATCAACAATACATAAAGCTAAAGGTGGAGAGGCAGATAATGTGGCATTAATCCTTGACTGCCCTAAGTTAATAAAGGAAAAAGGAGATGAAGATAGTGAGCACAGAGTATTTTATGTCGGAGCGACTCGTGCTCGTAAGTCCCTCCATATAGTTGAAAGTAAAAGTGAAAGCGGATATCAGTTATGAACAGAGAAGAAATTTTAAAACAAGCAATAGAACTTATTAACATAGACAGAGCCGAAGACTATGGGCCTGCATATGAGAATCATAAGAGAATAGCAGATTTATGGTCTGTTGTATTTGGCAAAGAGGTAACAGTTTTTCAAGTTGTACTATGTTTGTTACTTTTGAAAATAGCTAGATTAATTTACTCGCCTAAAAAAACTGACAGTTGGATTGATATTGGAGGCTATTCTGCTCTTGGTGGAGAGTTTGCAGAGAAAGAAAAAAATGACAAATAAAGATCATCAGTATCATTTTATTGATCAAGATATAAAAGATCTGTCCTGGGGAAACATAGACTTTGATTGGTCTCCTCCAAGTGACTTTCCAGATTTAACAAAAGCATCTCGCATTGCAGTTGACTTAGAAACTAGAGATCCAAACTTAATAAAGTTAGGGCCTGGGTGGTGTAGAAAAGATGGATATATAATTGGTATTGCAGTCGCTGCAGGTGATTTTAGAGGTTATTATCCTATAAGACATTCACAAGGTAATATAGATTCAAAAACTGTTTTTAGATGGTTTAAAAAACAGATGGATACTCCAAACATTCCTAAAATCTTTCATAACTCTATGTATGATTTAGGTTGGTTACGAGCAGAGGGTATAGAAGTCAAAGGTCCCATACTAGATACAATGATCATGGCTCCTTTGATTGATGAGAACAGAAGGTTCTATAACTTAAATAGTTTAGTGATTGACTATTTACAAGAATACAAGAGTGAAAAAACTTTAAGAAATGCTGCAAGTGAATTTGGAGTAGATCCAAAAGCAGAGATGTATAAATTACCTGCTAAATATGTAGGAGCATATGCAGAACAAGATGCTGCAGTTACGTTGAGATTGTATGATCATTTATTGCCAATATTAGAAAGAGAAGAATGCACGAGTATCTTTGAACTAGAATCTTCATTAATACCAGTGATGTTAGAAATGAAGACAAGAGGTGTGCGTGTTGACTTAGATCAAGCAGAAAAAATAAAAAAACAAATGGCAACACAAGAGAAAAAACTACTTGATGAGATACTCAAAGATACTGGGGTTGCGATTGAACCTTGGGTCAGCGCATCTATAGCAAAGGTCTTTGACTTTTTTGGACTTGAGTATTCTCGCACAGAAAAGATGAGGTTTCCCTCTTTCACAAAACAGTTTCTCTCTCACCATTCTCATCCCGTTGCTAAAAAGATAGTAAAGATTCGAGAACTTAATAAAGCGAATACAACTTTTGTTGAAACTATTCTTAATCATGCTCATAATGGTCGTATACATTGTGACTTTCATCCCCTTCGTACTGATGATGGTGGAACTGTTACGGGTCGTTTTAGTTCCAGTAATCCTAATCTACAACAAATACCATCTAGAGACTTAGAAATCAAGAAAGCTATTAGAGGATTGTTTATTCCAGAGGAAGGATGTAAGTGGGGATCTTTTGATTATGCGTCACAAGAACCAAGGTGGTTGGCTCACTATTGTGCCAAACCCTCTGATGGACTTAGGCATCCTTTGATAGATGAGGTGGTAACCATGTATAATGAAGGTAAAGCAGACTTTCATCAAATGGTTGCGGACATGGCAAACATATCAAGAAAAGAAGCCAAGACTGTTAACCTTGGTATCATGTATGGTATGGGTCGTAAAAAATTAGCAGACACACTAGCCATCACAGAGGATGAGGCAAGTGATTTGTTAAAAACATACAATGATAAAGTTCCTTTTGTAAAAGATTTAGCGACAAGAGTTTCAAACTTTGCATCACAGAGAGGAATGATAAGAACTCAACTAGGCAGAAAATGTAGGTTTGATTTATGGGAACCAAAAGGTTTTTCTGCAAAAAGACCTTTACCTATAAAAGAAGCAGTTAAAGAATATCAAAATGTACAACGAGCATTTACATACAAGGCGCTGAATAGATTGATTCAAGGGTCAAGTGCAGATCAAACTAAAAAGGCAATGGTCGATTGTCATTTGGAAGGGTTATGCCCGATGTTAACAGTTCACGATGAACTGTGTTTCAATATAAGAAATCAAGAGGAAGTCGATAAAATAAAAGATATCATGTCCAATTGTGTTCCAGATCTACGAATACCCTTCGAAGTTGACGTAGAATTGGGTAATAATTGGGGAGAAGTCGGTTAGGCTATCTGTAATGATCACACAAAAATCAAAGCATTTCTAGGGTACAATCATACACGGAGGTACCGTTTCGGCTCTGTGTGGCGATCTGAGAGCCTCTTTTTTTTAGTGATTTCATAATTTTGGCTCTTTTTTTATCTGATAGCTTAATCCAAGAAGAAATTTCATCTAGAGTTCTAAAACAACCAATACATATATCATTTTCTATTTTGCAGACGTTTAGGCACGGGCTTACAATACGCTGTGATTTTTCTGTTCTTGTCATCTGGGTATGGAATCTCTGGTTGTTGGTTTAATTTTCTGGCGAAATACAAACAATCATTTACATTGTTAAATGTTTGACTCTGATTAACAACAACTGTGCCTATCATGTAAACTAAAACAAATTCTATCATTCATCTTTTGTCTTCCAAAAATACTCGTCTGTGTCACCAAGTCTAAACTTCTGTCCATTCTCAACTTGATATTCTTTTGTACTAACTTTGAAGTCTGGTTGCAATGGCTTGTCTGGAGTTAGTGAGTTATCGTACACACGCATTCTATTATTTGGATATAAACAAAACTGTCCGTTACTTAACTCTATAATATTATGAGATTTATGTTCTGCTGGTTTTTCACTAGTTGAAAAATCAACATGATCTGGATCAACATTATAATTATCTAGTGTTGCTATGTATTGACCCGTCAATGTTCCGTGGTCTCTGGTGAACACTTCAAAGTCCATTGACCCTATAAATTGTTTAGAAACAGCGACCACACCATAATCCATACAATTCCAAAACTGAAGGTTGTAAAGATCCATGTCTGGAGTCGGTGTAACTGGGTCAGAAACGAATGCAGAAATAGGTAGCTTGTCATACAAAGCACCATAATCAGGAAGGTAAGTTTCAAAATAAAAAGCTCTACCTGGAATAGATTTAGCAGTGACCCAAATGCCCTTGACAAACTCTCCATGACCATCCTCATGATCTCTTAAATATTCTCTTCGCACCCATACATCTATAGAGGGTAAATTGACAATTGACGTTGGCATTATGACTTTTTATTCTTCTTTCCAGCATTTTTGTTTCTAGGATATGATCTATTTTTAGAAGCATCTACAACTTTTAATTTACTATTTTTCTTCAGCGCATTACCACCAACATGATGAACATCTTTGCCATCGCCTTTTTTGACGAGACCTTTCTTGATCATCTTTCTACGAGCAAAATTACGATTAACCCTTTTCTTTCTACGAGATTTAGATTCTATTTTATACTCTCTTTGATAGTTACGTTCATAACCCATTAGTGCATTGTCTCCTTTGGTATTTCTTTAACATTGACTAAAGGTTCTGATAAATAACTGTCTTGGTAGTCACCAAAAAAACTATGACTTCTCATATGTGTTTCTTTTACAATAATTCCATTCTTAATTTTTAAAACTATAAATTGTTGCATGATGATTGTATCATCATCTTCTTTTTCTATAGCATCTTTAAACGGGCCGTCTTTCATTATATTATTCCTTTTGTGTATCCACCTGCTCTTGTATTCC